ATTCACGGCTGTCGTTGTCCATGTACGACATGTCTTCTTTGAGCTGATAGATGTCATCATTCAGTTCCTCAAGAGTCTTGCCGCCTTCTGTACGCACTGTCTCCCGCAACGGTATGCGGTTCTGATCAGCAGCGGCAATCAGCTCATCCTTAGTCACATTCGGACGGGAAGCCAGATCACCCAGACCAAGCTCAGCAAGGCGCTCATCGTTCACACCCGGCTGCTTCTTCAGGTCTGACACAAACGTGGCACCAGTGCCCTTCTTGCGCTGAAGATTCAATGCGGCCTTCTCAGCAGGGTTGTAGAAGCCCAGATCATTAGCCGGGGCCTTGAGCTTGCCTGACGGCCCACCATCGGGCACGATGTTCATGCGCATCGGCTCTGTCGCCCGCAGGAGCTGCGTCTCCATGATGTCGGCTGCGGTAGGTGCCAGCGCCTTGCCATACTTCAGCGCCTTCACAGCCCCAAAGGGAGCCAGAAGGGAAGTCCCAATCTCAAGCAATGGCCGACGCTCATCAGAGATCAAGCCATAACGCTCCATGCCTCCACGTATCTGCTCTGAGCCATACGGCGCATTGCCTTCTGCAGAAAACCTGATTTTGGGCGCATAGCCCATTGGCGGCGTTCTTTCAGGGCCGGTATCCATCACAGACGCCTTCTCACGCATCAACGGATGGGTTTTCTGAACGTGGTCAAGGATCTGCCCAAGGTCATCAAGAAAGTCGCCCGGCGCACCGGCAATAGGGGCAACATGTCCACCCAAAATGACATCTGTCGCGGCTCCGGGCTTCTGGGACGTTCTCTTCTCTTTACTGAACTGCCGCCTGATTGCATCAGCCATGTCAGTCAACGGGGCAGGGATCGTCAGCGGCTTGGGATTGAACATCTCGCCAATTGATTCACCCGGCTCGTTGCCGCCAGCCATATGAACGGGGCCACCCTTGGCATAACCTTCCTTCTGCAGGAAGTTCAGGTAATCCTCGTCAACGAACTGCGTCGGATACGGATCACCTTCAGGCGTATTTGTCAGTTCGTAATAACCCGGCTTTTTGCGCCCTGTCCGTGCCCTAAAATCTTCGTTGAACGTGGGCAGGGCAATGCGGTTGGGCACAGGCGTAAAGAGTTGATTCAAGTCCTGCCCCGTCAATATCTCAGGGAAGGCAGGATGCAGGTCTGGGCGGGTAATGACGCCCTGATCTAATGTGAACAGCCGGGGGCCGATTGAGAACGTCTCAACGCCCTTTAGCATCGGCTCAGTGGTCTCAGACATAATCTTCAGGCCGGGGATGATTGAGCCGCCGCGTGTTGCCCCACCAATGTCTTTACCTAACAGCAGATTGCCGACAATCGCCCGCTTCTCAAACGTGTCGATCTCTTTGCGCAGCTTAGGGTCGAGGATGTCAGCGCCCTCACCGAAGATAGGCTCCAGCGCCGCGTTGAACTTGGTGCGCAACTCTGTGCTCAGGTTGCCTTCTTTAGCCGACTTCTGGAAAGCCTTGTACAGCTTGTCAAAGATCAGCTCATTGGAACGGTGCTGCGTCTTTGATCCAATTAAAGTAGACCATATGACATCTGGGTCTGACTGGTTGATAATGTTTGTAGCCGCGCCTCGTGTCTTCACGCCCCATGTTGCCCTAGGCTCAGCGTACCGAGGGTCAACCTTCTGCATCATTGAGAACGGGGCACCCCCCAGATACTTAGCGCCCGTGCGGTCAGTCTGCGTCACCCGAAGCTTCTTGCCCTCAGCGCCCACGTTACCCAGCGCCTCAGACAATCTGATCACGGGCTGATTGGCTGTGTACTCAGCGGCCAGCCTGCCCACCATGGCGCGTTCTGCGGCTGTCAGCGGACGGTTGGCGTCCACCAGTGCGCGAATGTCTGGCACTGCATCATCCACCCTGCTTGCACCCTTCATTGCCTTGCGGAGCGCTTTGCCACCACCAGCCATGTGAGCTAGGCCGCCCTTGGCCTTCGTGATGTCGGGGTTCTTCGGGGCAACCATTTGCTTGATCTCGTCGAGCGCAGCGTTGCCTCGTTCAGTCGCGGGATTTACGGGCGCATATCTCTCAGCCTGTTCAGCAGCCAAACGCTCAAACATCAGACGGGCCTCAAGCTGTTGCGCCGGTGTGCCCTGCGGCAGTCTGCCCAGCAGCTCATCAAGATCCATCTTGCTGGCACTTTGAGAAGCCCCGAACAGTTTCTTGAATTTTTTAGGCATGGTCAGGTCGCGTAAGGGTTAGAGCGCTTCCGGCTCGGCTCGACGTAATCGTCATCGTCATCCACAGGCTTCGGGTCAATGTCAAGCCAGCCCGCATCTCGTAAGTATCTCAGAGCCTGTGTGCAACTGTCCACATAGTCATCGTGTGTTGACTCGGGGAAAGAGCAAATCTGACTCACGAAGCCCTCAGCCCAGTCCCTCACATACCCCTTACGTTGTGAGCTCTCAGGGATGTACACCCGGCGGTGCGCAATGATGTTCGCTACGATAGACAGCCGCTGAATCTTGTCAGCCTTGCCGGGGTTGTAAGCACGGACAGGCAGGTGCGCCCGCTGCAAGTCTTGGATCAGCGAAATACCCGCAGCCTTGTCCTCGATGAGTACAAGATCCACCTTCTTCCCGCCCGTAAAGTTTCCTCGACCCTCTTCTTCGGGGTCAGCGCCATACGATACTTTGTACTCTTCAATAACCTTCGGACGTAGATCCGGGTACTGAAGGCGATCTTGCCATGCATCGATGAGCATGACCCCCATTGGGCCATCCTCGGGTTTAAAGACTCCCCAAGTCGTTGCAGCAGTTGGGTCGTTGACTGTCTTTTCCGTGTACGCACAATCATAGCTTTGCAGGATGAACTCAAACTTAGGGAACGGCTTGTAGTGCGGCCAGAGCCGGAACATCTCCCGCTTGACCATGCCAGACTCTTCCGGGTCGATCAGCTCGGCCTCGATCTCCTGCCGGCCAAGACGGGTGCCCTCGTACTGCAGGATCTGCTTCTTGAAGTTGTCCGCTAGGTTGTCGATGTTGGCATACGTCGAGGCGCGGGTGATCACTACATCGTCACCCTCACGGCCTACCAGCTCCACGATCAAATCCTTCGGCCTCGGGGTCGTGGTGCAGATCAGCCTGACCTTCTTACCCAGACGCAGGCCAAACTGCATCATGTCCCATGCGTCTTGCAGGTATTCCCATGCAGCCAGCTCGTCACACCAGCCACCGTGGAACTGCGGGCCTCGGAAGCGTTCGGGCTCGGATGCCGGGATGCCCTTGATCAGGCTCCCGTTGACCAGCACGAGCTCATGCAGCGCCTTGTTGTAATCCTTGATCAGGGAACTGGGGATGACTGAGAGCAGGCCAGAGTCGCCCTCAAAGCAGGTGCCGCGCACATCAGCAGAGGTTGGAGCGGCCACCACCCAGCGAGTGTTCGGGTTGCTCCACGCCCACCAGCCGAGCTCCTCAGCAGCCGTTCTGGTCTTGCCGGCACCACGGCCTGCCAGCATCAGCCAGATGTCCCACCATTCCCCCGGCGGCTTGACCTGATGCGCATGAGCCTTCGTGAGCCACAGGGATCGCCACTCGAAAGCAGCGCGGTAATTGGCGGGCAGCTTGGTGTATTGCTGGCGGAGCTCAGGGTCTCGCAGGAGCTCGGCAACGTCACCCATCAGGGAACGCTCCACGGACGGTTAGTAAGCTTGCGGCGGTCAGCTGGGGAGGATATGTCGTCGAGCTCAGACGCCTTGGTGCCGGAGCGTATAGCAGCAGCAATCGCCAGCGTACCGTAGCCCCACATCCCCATCTGCTCGACCAGCAGGGCAATGCGCTCACGCTCAGCGGCCAGCTCAGTCATCTTTCTGCCCCCGGTAGCGGATGAAGCCGTAGGCCAGAGACAGCCTGATAATTGCAGCCCACACGGCGAAGCCACAGATGAAGCCAAGTAGGAAGCCCTCGATCATTTGGCTTTGGCCTGCTTAGTCAGCTCAAGGTTCTGCAGCAGCGTGTCGAAGATCTTGGACTCCACATTGACCTCCAGCGGGTTCTCTGCGTCCCCGGCCAGCACTTGACGCTCACCGTACTTCTTAGGCTTAAGCTTTGCAGCCACCCACTTGCGGGCGTCCACACGGTTCTTCTGCCATGTCACCCAGCCACTGTCTGTGCGGCTTATGCCCTTGTCGTCAACGATCTCTTGAGGCGGCTCGTCAGCGATAGCTTGTATCTCGTCTGCAAGCGTATCTGCCTGTTCCTCTCTGGCTCTCGCGTAATTATCTGAGAATTGCTTATTCTGCAACAGCCAAAGATAGATGGTGCTGTGTACTGGCATCCTATCTTCCATGCATATTTGTCTCAGTGATTCTCCACATGAGATCCTTGTGCATATCTCTGCTGCTATAGCGGGATCGTATTCAGTCTTGCGGCCTGCTCTTTTTCGGGGCTTGGATTGCTCGGCGGCAATTGTGGGAGTGTCAGACATATCTCAGTCCTGTAATGTAATTGCGGATGCTGAGAGTTTAATGTCCTGTTGACTATTGCGCAATCAGGGCATGAAAAGCTTCTTCAAGAACTCGGCGGCTGCTCCGGGGCCAAGCAAGACCATGATCATTACGCCGTACAGCAGATACTCAATCTTCTGCATCCGGTCAGCGCCCTTCTCAAGCTGGTCACTGATCTTTGCGGATCTCTCATTGCAGATTGCTTCATGTACGGCAAAAC